TGAAAGCCCAGTACGATGAAGCGTGGGACATCGCGGCAGGTGAAGACCGTGAGAAGGCTCCGGTTCGCTTTGTTCCGAGGCAGAGTTTCATAGGCGGGTACTGAGATGCCCAATCGGTTTGCATCAGGTAAGAATGCGATATCCCAGTGTGACCGCTGCGGGTTTCGGTACAAGCTGAAGGAACTGAAAGAGCTAGTAATTAAGACGAAGAATATTAATATTCTCGTCTGTCAGACGTGTTGGGAACCGGACCAGCCGCAGTTGCAGTTGGGTATGTATCCGGTCGATGACCCACAAGCGATACGGAATCCAAGGCCGGACGTTTCGTATTTTGCTCCCGGAAATGACGGAGCGGGCGGTAGTAGAATGTTCCAATGGGGCTGGAATCCCATTGGCGGCTCAAGGTCGATTGATGCAGGACTCACACCGAATGATTTGGTGGCATCTTGCGGGGTCGGCACGGTAACGGTCACAGTGACCTAGGAGACTGAGATGACGACTCATATGAAGAAAGGTAAGAAGATGACGCTGAAAGAACACGCTGAACTTCCGGCAAGCAAGGCTCACGGGAAGAAGCGGGTTAAGAAATTCAGTGAAGGCGGTAAGTCCAATCTGCAAATGAAAGAGTACGGTCGCAACATGGCGAAGGTCATGAACCAGCGTAGCCCAATGCGCGGCTCTTCAGGCCCGAGGTAATCCCATGAAAATCTACCGACAGACGAAGCCGAACAACGAGCCCACGGGCGAGAATGGCTATCCTGAGAAGGATGTCAACAAGGGCGTGACTCACTCCGAGATGCGGGGTGCAGGCGCTGCGACCAAGGGTAAGAAGTTCGTTTCCCAGATCAATTTGCAGAACAACGGTAAGGTCCGCGCAGGCTGGTCGTAATGAACTACGCGACGTTGGTACAAACGATTCAGGAGTATGTGCAGTCCACGGAGACTTCCTTCGTGGCGAATATTCCTACCTTTGTCCAACTCGCAGAGGAGCGGATCTATAACAACGTTCAGATCCCAGCCATTCGTCGCAACCAGATCGGCACACTGACTCCGAGTAATAAGTACCTCACTCTCCCGGCAGATTGGCTCGCGACGTTTTCGCTGGCTGTGATTGCAGATGATGACTCGCAAACGTTCATGCTGGATAAGGATGTGAACTTCATCCGTCAATCGTTTCCAAGTCCAACCGATACCGGTGTGCCGCAGTACTACGCCATCTTTGATCAGAACACACTCATCTTGGGCCCAACCCCGGATAGCAACTATCAGGTTGAGCTGCATTACTACTATTACCCAGAATCCATCGTGACGGCGGGGACTTCTTGGATCGGGGATAACTTTGAGACAGTGCTGCTCTATGGCTCGTTGCGTGAGGCGTATACTTACCTGAAGGGCGAGCAGGATCTGATTGCGAATTACGAGGCCAAGTACCAAGAAGCGATGACGCAACTCATGAGGCTGGGTGATGGCCTCAACCGTCGTGATGCGTACCGTTCGGGTCAGGTTAGGGTTCCGGTGACATCATGATCTACCAGACCCAGACCACAAGTTTTAAAGCGGAGTTGCCGCAGGGTATCCACGACCTTTTAACGGATACCATTAAGTTTGCCTTGTACACGGAGAATGCCGACCTGAGCGAAAGCACACTTGTGTACACAACGGCAAACGAAGTCTCTGGCGGGGGCTACACGGCAGGTGGAGTGGTACTGACCGGCGTTACAATCAATTCATCCGGTAAAACGGCTTATGTCAGTTTCAACAATGCAGTGTGGTCCCCAGCCAGTTTTACGTCGGCGGGGGGTTTGATTTACAACGCAAGCAAGGCCGACCGGTCTATTGCGGTCATCAGTTTTGGTAACAACAAGACTGCGGTTAATACGTTCACAGTGGAGATGCCGCCCAACACGGCGGAGTCCGCATTACTTAGGTTCACTTAGGAGCGAGCGATGTCGAACGAAAACGCAAAGTCAAACGACTTGGTAGGCGGGAACGTCTCCAAGTCTCAAAACACGAAGGAAGGTCTTCGCGGCGGTGGCGTGTTCACTGTGGAATGCCGTGACAAAGATGGCAACGTGAAGTGGGTGGAGAAGTCCAAGAACCTCGTGGTGAATGTGGGTCTGGCCTACATGAACGAGCAGTTCTTCACGGGCTCCGGCTACACCGCTGCATGGTATGTGGGCATCTACGGTCCCGCTGCCACGAACGATCCGTCCTCGGCGGATACGATGGCATCCCACGCGGGTTGGACCGAAGTCACGGACTACACCAACGTGACCCGTCCGGCGGCGGTGTTTGGCGCAGCGACCACGGCAGATCCTTCCTTGATTGCGAACTCGGCCTCACCCGCTCAGTTCTTGATCAATAACTCTGCGAATGTGGGTGGTGCGTTCTTGACCACCGGAGATCTTCCGGGTGGTGCATCAGGCGTACTCTTTTCGGCTTCGGACTTCCAATCCCCCGGTGATCGCGTAGTCCAGAACGGTGACACCTTGAATGTCACCTACACTTTCAGCCTTGATGCGGCGTAAGGAGCACACACATGGCAACGAAGTTTAAACTCAACGACCAAGTGAAGGTTGAGATGGTGGTTCCGCAAGGCCCGGTAGAGAAGTTCATGATGTTGGCTGATGGAACCATCATGTGCTTGATCAGTTGGACCGATGCGAATGGTGAGAAGAAATCCCGTTGGTTTCCGGAAGATCAATTGACCGGGGTATGAAATGGCGCTGGTACTTGCTGACCGCGTTAATGAAACCACGGCAACGACGGGGAGTGGCACCGTTACCCTGCTGGGTGCGGTAAGCGGCTACAGAACCTTCTCTGCTGTTGGTGACGGGAACCAGACCTACTACGTTATCGCGCATCAAAGTCTGGATGAATGGGAGGTAGGCATTGGGACCTACACCTCCTCTACCGTCTCTTTGTCCCGTGACACGGTCCTCTCTTCCACCGCAGGCGGTGCCTTAGTCAACTTCTCTGGCGGAACCAAGCGCGTCTTTGTTGACTACCCTGCCGAGAAAGCGGTTTACGAAGATGTCGATAACAACGTCTCTGTGGCTGGGAATGTCACCGCAGGGAATGGGATCTTCGTGAACGCGACTACCATGACCACAAGTTTCACCCTGAACACGGGTTTTAACGGCATCACCGTTGGCCCCTTCACGATTGCAGGCGGAGCGTCCTTGACCATCTCCTCCGGTCAGAGGCATGTGATCCTATGAGCGTTATCAAGGCAGGCACCACCCTCACCACCGCTTACACTGTCGAAGCGGATACCACAGGCGCATTGGAGTTCAAGACTGGACCCTCTGCGACCCTTGCCATGTCGATCAGTTCTTCGGGTGTGGTCACCTTCCCCGCGACCACGGGGTTTGATATCGCCTCTGCGAATATCACCAATCTCACTGCGACCTCTTTAACTGTCAGCGCAGCAACGTACCTTGCAACGGCAAGTGGGAGTGTGGGGATTGGAACGAGTTCGCCTGTCAGTAAGTTAAATATCGTTGGCGCTTTAACAGTAGTAAATACCGCAGCATACGACAACACGAGCAACTACAACTTTAGATTTAGCGACCCAACAGACACAAATAAAACACTTTGGGGTGGATATGACACCAGCATTGACGCTGGATTTATCCAAGCGACTCTCGTTGGAACTACCCATAAAAATCTGAGTCTTAACCCGAATGGCGGCAACGTCGGCATCGGCACGACGAGTCCGTCTTCTAAACTTCATGTTAAAGGTGTGGGGTCTTACGACGGGAATGTCTTTGCTGATAACTCGTCTACTACAGGCGGTGGTCTTTTTAGTATTGGCGTTAACGGTACCCGCGTTGCGTTCATAAGCACGAGCGGATCAGCACTTGGTGATACAAGCCAAGACATTGCTATCTACAATGAGACCAATAACGGTATTAGGTTTTATACCAACAACACCGAACGCGCACGCATCACGGCGGCGGGAGAATTATGCGTTGCGACAAGCACGCCAATTTTCAACTCATCAAATCGTGGCAACATCACGATTGGCGGTAGCGCAAGTTCCTTGCTGTTTTTGGGGGCTGGCACCACCACCGGCACTTACATTTATCACGATCAGTCAAACTCAAATGTTGAGTTTTGGAACAACGCGAACGGTGCAATTATTTTTGGCACCAACAACGCCGAACGCGCACGCATCACGGCGGCGGGTGAATTGCTGGTTGGGAAAAC